ATCTTCAAGGGTTTTTGTTAAGTTAAAATCAATATTTGCGCTTAGGAATTCATCCACTACCTTGCCAACTTTAACGATATCTTCCCATAGTAAAGCAAGCCAGACTGAGGCATCTTCGATCAGTTTAATTAGGTCAAAGTCGAATTTTGCCTTTAAGAAGTCGTTAATAACTGACTTGCCACCCTTTAATCCGACTATTAAATCTTCAATAGCGATTGCGACAATGGCAACAATTCCAGCGATTAGAATTATAGGCGCGCCAATTAATGCCATCGTACCGGCAAAACCAAGTGCCTGTATTTTAGCAAGTAAGAATGCACCCGCGATCAAAGCAATCACGGGGGCTAGGTTCGTGAATAAGCTGATTAAGTTATTAGTCCAAATACCAAGCTGTTTGAAGAACTCAATCACATCGTCTTTATGCTCTTCCATAAACATTTTAAACGACTCGAACATGTCTTCCATTGCCGGGGCCATTGATACGGCTATAAGCGTTGAAATTGTATCGAGGCCTCTCTTTAGCTCTGAGAATGAATCGTTATAGTCGGTGATCGTCTTGCCGTTAGCCTTGGTTACTTTGCCAAATCGTTCCGACTTTATTATTAATCTTTCAATCTCTTCGCTACTTTTATTCATCATCTGAAGAAGGCTTGAATCAATCCCAAGTACTGAAGTCATAGACTTCTGTTCTTGCATAGATAAGCCCATTTGCTTGAAGCGGTTACTAACTTCCATTAGAACTGTGTCTGCACTCTTTACATTTCCATTCATGTCTCGAACTGAAACGCCGATACGTGCAAAGTCTTCACTTCCTTTTAATGATGCCTCCCCAATCTTTTCTGACAAGCTATCAATTGTTGATTCGACTGCTTGCATATCTGAACCAGACTGGCTCGCTGCAAAGCCGAGTTCTTGAATCTTCTCAATAGATACGCCCGTCTCTCTTGACAACTGAACCATGCCATCTTTACTAGCAAGCTGGGTTGTTACAAAAGCACTCAATGCACCACTAACAGCAACAACACCCGCAACAAATCCGGCAAGCATTGTGATTGAATCGGTAAGTGCATCGTTATAGTCTCCAAGGGGCTTTGTGCCACCCTCAAAACTGAACTTTGTGATTACTTCATTAACTACTGCCATTTCGTGAAGCCTCTATTAAGTGATTTTGTATATCGCTCTGAATACTCTCGAACTCGATTATATCAAGATAGTCTGGAGTATCTAAGCTTTTGATTTCTTCTAATGAGCCATAGCCCGCTTTAACGATAAATAATATTTCCATCATCAAATCATCAACATTAGAAAACTCAATAAGGCTTTCGCTACTTCTTTTTACGTGGAAGCCTAGCTTGTAGGGCTTCCGCTCATAAAAGGATATGAAATAACGCCGAATGCTACCATAATAAATTTCATGTAGTCTTGTGCATGGTCATCCCAAAACATCGGGGTCTTGCTGATTAGTGCGCCATCGACTGTTACGTGTTCATTAATGATTTGCTCGATTGCTTCAAACTCATCTGAACCCATAAAGGTTAATTGGCTTTTCTCTGCATCTGCTTTAATGCTCGTAAAGAATGAGAACACCTTCAGTCTTTTTCGGTGTGTCATTTTAGTAAAATTAAATTCGGTATCATTGATTGTCGCTGATTGGTCTTTGTGACATTCAATAATTAAATTCTGGCTTTGCTTAACTTGTTGTTCTTGGCTCATTATCTTTCTCCATTAAAAACCCCCATAGCGGGGGCTTATGTATTGCTATACGTTACGAACTGCATCACGGAATTGAACTGAATATTCCATCAAGTCGCTACCATCCAAGTTGTTCTTAGTAATAACAGGCTTGGTTGTAATTGAACCGCCTTCAAGGGTATGTGATTCCTTGCTTGCTGTGCCGTCTTTAACGAAGTTTTCTACCATTGAACCGTTCAAGATAGTTGGTGATTCCTGATTGATTACAGTGTTCATGAAAATATCAGAATCGCTATACTTCTGCACACGGAATACAAGATCTGCCACGCCCCCATCTGTACGTTTATTGATACTTACCCCACCACTTACCGAGTTAGTTCGGCTTGTAAGCGGATTGACTGAAGTAAGTGTAAGGTAATCACCAACCGCAAAATCGTTAATGATTGTGCCATTCAACTCAAAGGTTGTTAGGTCTGCATTTATTTGAATGTTACTAGCCATTTCAGCTCTCCTTAAATATTGAAGTTGATGATAATATCGACTTCATGAATTGCACCAGCGTTCTTAACAGCACATTGTAATACAGGTGATTTTCGCGCCTGTCTATCAGCTTGTGGTTGATCTGCTAATGATCCAGCTAACCAGTAGTACCCCATGCTTTCGATTGAGCGCTTAAATGCTTCAACGTCACCGAATGAATCAGGACTTGACCAAGTGCCGGGTGCGAAAACGCCAGCTCTTACAAAGCCACGGGTTGTTTTCTCACCCTGAGAAATAAGTTGATTAACACCTTTCTGAGTTTGTGGAATTTTAGTGCCTGTCTGCTTGAGCAAGTTGAACATATCGGTCTGGACTGCATCGACAAAAGCAATCAAATTGTACACATTATCTAAGAAGTCATTCGCTCCGCTTGTAAGAACTACGGTCACATTCTTGATGGTGGTGTAAATATCTAAACCGACCTTTTTAGCTTTGCTGATTTCTGACTGAGTGTACTGCTCTGCTGATACCCCGTTAAGCTCTTTAAGGTTCATCGTGAGAGCTGAGTTCTGAGCATTGAAATTAACAGTGTGAGCGCGTGCCATCATCGCAACTGCAATGTGTCGAGAGCCAGCTTTAGAGTACATCATGCGGTAATACGTTAAACCGCTTAATTTAATATCCCAGACCGCGTTTGTAATATCAATCTCAAGATTCAATGAGCTGTCGAAAACGTCATAACCCAATACGCTATTAGCCTGTGACCAAGTAGCAAGTGCTTTTGACTCATCATCTGTTGGGTTATCGATAAACATAAACCCTTTGAAATTAACCAAGGCTTTAAGCTCTGTTACGGAAGTTTCTTTTGATTCCGCGGTTAGCGTTGCTGTTGCCAATCCATCAAGAGCGGATGCCCCGGAACCAGAGGATAAAGTGAAAATGTTACCAAGGAATGTCCCAGTACCACCGTCAGTCATGAAACTAATTGCTGATGTTGCCCCGGTGGTGTCGCTTGTTACTACATATTTTTGGTCAATTACTGAAACGACCGCGCCCGTGATTTCCGTATTCAATATAGCTAAAACATCCGCTGTGTCTGTTGATGTTTGGAAGTCCAAGGCTGTTACCGACTGGGTTGTACCATCAATATCAATATCGAATGAGCCATCTGGAATAGCTTGAAGCGAACCAATCAAGGAAGCCTCACTTAACTGCGTACCTGTCAGAGTTCCAGCAGTCGCACTTACTGTTTCATCAACTGCTCGATGATAACCAATGACTAAATACCCGCCCGCGTTTACGGGGTTAGGCTGTTGTGCGAAAAAGGTCTTGGCGTACTGATAAGCTTGTGAAGCTGTGCCGAAGTCACTAGCAACGCTTGCTATATCAGTATAAATTGATTCGCGCTTATATGAGTTTAAAAAGTTGCTCTCACTCGTAAGAATAGCAACGATGTTCATATTGTCACGGCCTGCCAATTGACCTTCAGGGAATCAATGCGACATTAACGACATTTGAGATATTAGCCATTTTTATAGCTCCTATTAATTAACGATTATTTCGATTTGTGGCGTATCTATTCTTAAAGTAGATACAGCTTCATGGTGGTTGTACGTGACATTAAAAACTACATCGTACCGCTCATTGTAAGTCGAACCCTGCAATGCCTTGATGTTGTCAACCCTACTCGCATTATAGACCACTAGGGCATTTAATACACAGAATTGATATGCAACCTCTGACTTTAGTAATACTCGCAGTTTATTTGCATTGGCACTTGCTGAACTTCCAAAAAATGAAACTGTAACTTGGGTCTTAATTACGGCATTGTAATACTCTGTCTCGGTCGCGTAATCATAGTCATAAGTCTCACTTAAAGAATCGTTTCCGATTGAATCTATTACGATCGTGTTGCTTTGAAGAAGTGGCGAATTATAATTCTCTCTGCCAATCAAAACCATGGATGGGTCAAAGGTTAAAATCTCAACTACCAGGCCTGCTACTTTTTCAAGAATTGCCATTATTTAACTTCCTCATACGTTGCGCCGTACATTCCGTATTCTGCCCCGGCCTTGATACTGATTGCTACCCAAAGAATATCATCGTATCTTAATTGGTCTCCAATATTGATAGAGAAGGTGCATACGGTCTCGATATATCTCAGGCTGTAATCAATAAGCGCTTTGTTTATCTTCTCAAGTGGCGCTGGAACTACTGTTGCGCATTCGTTTGTTTCTACCCCCGTGATAACTGGGTGAAAGTTTACGACTGTTTGAGTATTGACCACTCTAATGACTGGCACTGAATAAAATAATACTCCGGCTCGCATATTTGGGATATTGTAATTAGTCACTTCGCACCGCGCTTGATATTGATTGTTTTAGTGTACCTTTGTCAACTAGGATTGCTGATGAACCTTTAGCCTCTTTAGTTGATTCCTTTAGGGCTTCCCATTGACCATAACCGCCCGTCTCAAAAGCTTCACCGATAAACTTCTCAACATAAACTCCGACTCTAGCTAGTGCCTTCTCTGAGTCCATGCCGTCCTGAATAACTTTTTGAAATTGAATTTGAGTAAACTTCAATATTTTCTTCTGGTTTAGATGGATAGGCTCTCGCAACCATGAACGCATTGGAACTCCTATGCCATATTCATGCTTGTAGCCAACTTCCATGACCGTCAGGCCACTATCGTAAACTTTACTGCTGGCCTTCTCTGTCGGTAATCCAACTGCCACACTAAGGCTTAGAGCTTTATCAAGATTCTTTTTGTAAAGATTCAGCTTTTTCAGTGCTTCTTCAGGTTTCATACTACAAACGCACCCTGTCTTGATTTTGTAATCATCAAGAACTTCTGGCCATACTTTGACCAGTTAAAAAATTCGTTGGCACGGCCTGTTATACCGCTTGCCGTGAATGACGTTGATACGCCCAATGCACCGTGACTTGTTACGTCCTTGATTGCCTGGGGGTTTGGTGTAATCTCCGTCAATAACAAATGAGCAACCAAGTTTAAGATTGCTTCATCTGTAGACACGTTCAGACCATAATCGAAATTATAGTAAGCCTTATAAACTGGCTCAATGACAGGAATGTAAGCATCTGCTGTCGCTGTTGGGAATTCGGGAAAACGCGCCTTAAAGTCATCGATTAACATTTCGCTAATTTACCGCTCTTGATTGTATGCTCGATTCGCATTACGTCTGCTTCTGAACGGGCAAGCACTTTGCTTTCTTTGCCGGGGTCGATGTCAACACCACAAATAATAAACTTACGGTTGGATAAGTTAGTCAGCTTGTATTCTGCTGAATTAACTTTTACATCATCTTTAGGTTCATCATCGCTTGAATCATCGCTTGAATCATCGCTTGAATCATCACCTTCAACATGTTTCGGTGGGGTCATTTCATCTAATAATGCTTGTAGCTGAGGAACAGTTAACCCTGCAATCTCAACTTCAATTTCCTGTTTAGTAGCTTCTTCTTCGATCATCTCCAGAAGCTCTGCTTTCGATATTTTAGCCATTTTCATTCTCCAATATAAATTAGTGGGGATTCACCTAAGCAAATCCCCGGTACAAATTAAGCCCAAACGTCAGTTAGGACATAACCTGCTGTATCTTCTAAAACGTCTAGTCCGGCAATGCGGTACTTAGATTCGTTTTGGTAAGAGAAAGAACCAGTCTTCAATACTTCTCCGTACATCAACGGCTGTGGAATACGCATAATCATCGCTTCCCCACTTGATGCGAAAAGAACCATATCAGTCAAGCAACGTGCTGAAGAAAAGAAGCTCACTGTTGGGAAGTTCTTCTGTAAAGCAATCAATACTGAATCAGTAGAACCCGCAGTATTGAGCATGGTAGCTCGCAACAAGTTCATAACCTGTACTGGCATTACGCACTGATCTGCCATATAGCCTTCTGTATTAAATACCGCGCCCCACTGAGCGTTGATTGCATCTTTAACATCATCGTACATCTGTATAGCTGTTAAGGCACTAAATAGCCCTGTAGCTCCACCTGATGCAAAACCAGTATAGTTTAGCAAGCCTTGCTTACCGTCAATACCGTTGTAACCGATTTCGTCAACTTCACGCAAGTAAACCTTGTTTGTAGCTTCAAGATACTTAGCAACGATGTTCACGCCCTGAAGTTCTGCTTCCTTAACTTCGTCTTCCGTCCATTTCGATTCAGCTTCACGAATCAAAACTTTCAAATAGCTGTCTTCCATTGAAAGGCTAATACGGCCTTTGTTGTCAGAGTTGTCGCCAGAAGTAGTAAAACCACCCTGCTCAAGAACTCGTAAAGAACCAATTCTACGTGCGTAACCGCCAGTGTTATCTGCTTGAATGCCTGAGTTTACAAACGTCAAATCCGGGTATTTCTTTTCAAAAATAGTTGGGCTGATGAATGTAAGGTTACGTGCAAGCACTGTACCAGCGTAAGCATCTGCGAAGCCTGACTGCTTAGATGAGGCTTTTAGCAATTCCGCAGAATCTAAATTAAATAACTGTCCAATCTTCATTTTGTATCTCCTTATTTAAGACGTACTAACCAAGCATCGGTAGTTACTTCTTCTAGAAACTCGTATGCGGTTGTGACATTACCTGCTGATGTTGTTGTGGCTTTACCGTACTCACCAGCAGTTTGGTTTTCGACATAAACAACACCACCGAAAGACGGGGTGTCTCCTGTTACAACGTCAACTGTTGCAAGACCAGCGCGTAAAAACTCAACTTGCGAATAAAGATCTGTTGTGATCGTTGCACCGCTCTCTAATGCGTTAGATACAAAGCGCAAAACCACACCAGCGATAACCGGGGTTGTCGAAGCATCAATGTTGTCTAATGAACCAGTGTCCATTTTTGCGAAACGCCCTACTACTAAACCATTCTCGAATGTCTTAGCTGTTAGACAAATGTTGTTTGAACCGTAAAGTTCACCTGAGCCGATTTTGTTTTGGTCGGCTAAATAACCTGTTGCGAAAGCCATGTTTATAGCTCCTTATCTTTTAATTTATCGAAGGGTTTAACCGTACCATCGGCATCGGCAAAGTTTTCATACTGCTTGTTCATTTTAAGCAATTTGAATGCTGTTGGCAATTCGACATCTGAGAACTTATCATCAACTGGGTGGCGACTGCATCTGCCATAATCTTGGGCATTGCTGTGTCACCGAAAGCGTAGGTTGCTGGCAAGAACTCGCGGGCTTTTTCAATTACCTTTAGTCTTGCCACTACACGCTTATCGACTGCATCATTAAAATCTTGGTCTGTGAATGGTGAAGCTTTTGGCTTGTCTTCAGCCTCCGGGTCTTCATCTGCTACTTTCGCAGGGTCTCCACCTTCAGCATCTTCTTCAGCTGTATTTTCGTCTGGAATATCTCCTGACTCTTCAGCGTCTTCAATAGCCGGGTCTTCACCCTCTCCTTCAGCTTCCGGGTCTACTGACTCATCGCCTTGCTTTGCCATTGCTAGTAGTTTTTCAAGTCCTGGTAGCATCTTCTGAAGCTCATTTACTGGTACGGTCTTCATTGCTTCCGGTAATGCCATAGCAATCTCAACAATTCGCTGTAGATTGGGCGCTCCTTCTGCATCTAAAAACTGTTCATGTAGCTTAATTTTTTTGCCCATGTTTAGTTCTCCTTTATGGTCATTAAAAGTACAAATCTCACCGCAACGGCCTTTGTCGACTACTGCTAAATGATGGGGTTCAATGTTAATCTGCTCGAAGTCATAAACATCATGCTCAATAAGGTCTGCACCATAACCAAGACTTAATTGGTTTGTGCCGCCCTTGACAAGTTCAATTATTTCATTTGAGAGTTTAACACTATTCTGTATAGCAATTGTAGATGCAAGGTCTTTATCAAAAAACTCGATAATCTCTGAGCTTGATATTGTGCCTTTTACATGAATTGAATTAACCGGGTCGCTGGTTGATATATGACCATCGGTAATCGGCAGGTTATTCATCTTGTCTTGAATTGCTGATATTGTCTGCCGCGTACGGTAGACCTTGAAGACCTTATCCGGTGGCTGTTTGCCTATTTCAGCACCAAGGTACTCTTGAAAGCCGTCACGAATAGACTTGAGCTTTTTGTTTGCAAAGTCATAACATGTTTTATCTGTGAATATCATTACTCTTCATCCTCTTCAAATATAGCATGACTGCTACAGCGACAACCAAAATCTAAGCCGGGGAGTAGTGTTTTTTGGTCGCATGATGAGTATAAACCCTCACTTAGTATGAATACTTTATCATGCCTGGCTTGGTGGCAGACTCTTTTTCTTTCATCTTGAGTTGTTTTCCATACCGCTTTTGTTATTCCAGCATCCAACATTCTAGCTTTTGATGCGAGGGAATTGAAGGTGGTCACTTGCTGTCTAGCTACAAATTGAGCCGCGTCTTTCCGCTTTGACTTAGTTAAATCGAACCCAGCGATCACTTCTGACATTGGCTCACCCTCTGCCATTGCTCTAAGCGTGTTTGCTGTGAATGCTTGTAAAGTATCGTCTCTTAACTTTAAAGCCCATACCTGTGTCTCTAGCTTGTATGCGTTAATGGACTGCTGGACTGATTCATTCTGAATATACTGAGCTGAAGATATACCCGTGGCCTTTTCAAACCCTTTGTAGGTCTGTGCTTGGTTGTATGAATCAACTTTTCTTAGCAAGTCATCAACATACTTCTCTATTCGCTTTGTGCTGAACCGCTTTAGTATTTTACGCTTTGCTTTTCTGCTTAATTCTAAGAAAACTTTTGCGTAATTACCAACCTGTTTTGCATCCTGAAACTTCTCCACTGTCTTAACGTGAAGGCTATTAAGACTCTCATTCTTAAACTGGCTACCCATTGACTCAACCATGTAAGTCGTAAACCGGGCAAATTCCTTTTCGTACTTCTTTGGGTACTCTGGCATCTTAGCTGTTTTCATCTGTACCAAACACTTTGTCAAAGTCGTCTTCTTGACCTATGCCGTATTCATTTAGGTAAGCTGAGAAGTCTTCACCAATGCTTGCTAGTTTCAAAGCATTTTCAATAATAATACCCTCAAATTTAACCTTCTCGTTAGGCGTTTGCACTTGGTTATCTTTAAACTTGATTGGCTCTTTACCTAGTGCTTGTAAAAGCTCGTTGATTGGGTCGATTAAATATTCTGACTGGTGGTTAGTCACGGTCTCGGAAAAAGATTGCCTTTCGCTGTCTGCTTTGGAATTTAACCCTTTGGAAGACTCTCCAACAAGTATCGACAAAGGGATTCCTGTGACCATAGTTATACGTCTCAATGAGTGTTCAGCTACTTTGTCATAGTCGGCAAGCGTTTGATTTACAACGGTCACTGAATCCTCAGCATCAAGCAAGCCTGCACCGCTGATGCCACGACCGCCTTCCAGCGCGCTAAAGTATTTAACTAGCTCGCTCTCTTGGCCTGCTTGCATTGTATCTTTAAGTCCGTTCACACTATAAAACAGCGTTGAATTCTTCTCAATGATTGAAGCTCCGGCACGTTCGATAATGCCGTCATTAATCAACTGCGCTCGAATAAGTTCGAATAAGCTAACACCACCAAATCTGTATTGTGGTTTATCAAGCTCTGCTGGCTCTACAAAATTGAAGTCAATTATTCGGGAATGGTGAAACTCGTACCCTCTAATCCCGTAGGCTTTGATCTGGTAATAACGGTCTTCAGTCAGGTTAGTTCCATAATCTAGCGGGTAAACCATGTCGCCACTAAAGACATCAAACTTAGTGTTCTGGATATTAACTTGACTAGAAATAGGTTTTGAAAGGTCTTTACCCTTTTCATTGATGACGATTACACCGCGACCGAATGCTAGTTGGAACTTTGAAGCTCGCTTAACTGCTTTAGCTAATCGCTGGTTGTAAAATGTCTCCAGGTTTTTGTCATCGAATTGGATTGTTTTGTTGAGGGATGTGCTTGTGATAAGAGTGATTATGCGGTTGCCAATGCCACTAAGCATCAAGGCTCGCATCTCTGAGTCGGCTATACGGCTGGCCTGAAAGGTGTTTGTGCTTGCCGGGTTGCGTTCGTTTGTAAGGGAATTATAAAGACTTACGATTCCATCAATAAAGCTATGTGCCATTTTTTCCACCGATTGCGTTTTACGCGATTATCGCACATGGCTGTTAGTTGTCAAACTTATTGCTCAATTGCATTATTCATGACGGCTGTGGCTTGATGGTTGGCACTCCGGTGTTTTTCTATCTACAATCCCGTAATATATAATCATCATTACTCACCCGCCTCTAGTTTGTTTGCGTAATCAAGAAGGTTGGCATCCATCATATCAACATCACTTTGATCTAGTTGCCTAGATTGCACATAGTCCAAGGCTTTACGTATAACAGCAGCATCATGCTGGGCTAGTGACTGTTTAGGAACTTTCTTCATGTCATCAAGTAACCCTGTTTGCTCCCATGATGCGTGCTCACCATTCAAGTGAGATCCATAAATCCCGTCTGAATTCTCAACCAAAAAGGCTACTGAATATTTCAGGAACTCACAATGCGCTCCCAATTCTTTGATCTTCTGCTCGGCCTCGGCAAGCTTTCTAGCTCCTTCGCAACTACACATCAATATCTACCTCTTTAATG